ATTGCGGCCAGATCGGACATTGACCATCCGACTGAGCTGCAGATCGGTCCTGCTGTTGCCATGGCGTCGAATAAATCCGTGACAGTCGTGTTGGCCTGCGCCTGGGCTGTCGATAGGATGTCTGCTGCTGTCGCTGCGTAGTTTGAGTCCTTGCCGAACATCTTCAGGGCGTTTCCGAGGCCGCCGGTTACGACTGATAAATCCGTCGCCGTTCCTGCTGCCAGGTTCAGCGCGGGCGTCAGCATGTCTCCTGCCTGCTTTGCATTGAAACCCTGGCGTGCGAAGTTCAGCGTTGCGTCTGCTGCGTCCTGCATTCCGAATACGGAATTTGCCGCTGCTTTTTTCATTGTTGATTCGAGCTGTTTGGCCTGGGCATCTGTTGATCCCATGGTTGCCTGGACGAGCTTCATGGACTTATCTACGGATCCGAACTCCTTCACGGATGTGGCACCGAGCGCGATTACCGGCATCGTGACTCCTGTGGTGAGCGCTTTTCCGGTACTTTCCATTACATTTCCGATACCGGTTAATGCGGAAGACAGACCGCCTTTTCCAAGGCTGCCGAGCATCTTCTGTGCGCTGCTGACTGACGTCTGCAGCGATTTATCTAATTTTCCGGCGATCTTAATCGCTACTTCGAATTCGCTCATTTCTTAGGTGTCACCTCCTTCAAATCGGCGCATAAATCAATAAGGTCAAAGATGTTCATTTGCAAAAAATAATCTAACCCTGTGCTGAGGTTCAGCGACAGGGTTAGACAGCATTTCCGCAACTCTGAGAAGTCCGCAGGATTTATTCCTCGCCGAATAAAAAAGATGTCACTCTATTCTTGAGCGCCATGGCGTCCTTTGGCTTCAGCTGCTTGAAGAACTCGATCGGCATCTTCAAAGCTCCGGCTGCGATGATGAGGTCGTATTCCAGAGTTGTCTCCGGAAGAACCGACACGGTTCCGTTGTTTGTGAGGACCTTGTTGGCCTGGATCATATCTGCAGCAGTCAGGTTGTCGAGCCCGCTGAGGTCGATCTCGCCGATCTTCTGTCCTTCGAAGTCATACTCTTTACTGAGCTTGAGCTTCATCTCGTTGTCTTCTGGCTTGTTGATTTCTGTGACTTTTTCACTCATTTTGCGTTCCTCCTGTTATTAGCACTGGCTTCTGATCTGCGCCAGCATGTCTTTTCCGTTTAATACGAATACGAAGTTCAGTTTGTCGAGCTCTAAAACGACGGCGTTGTTGATCTCTACTTTGATGTATAAGATCTCAAGCTCAACCTCTGATTCCATCTTCTTTCCTTTGGCCACCTTGCCGAGTGTGGTTGTCTTGGCTTTGCCTCGTACCACGACTCTGATCGGGTAGTATCCGGTTGCTCCGGTCTTCGGATCTGTGCACTGCATGGATCCCCTGAGTGTCAGGAGCGGTGGCTCTGTGGTGTTTACGATGGAGAACATGTCGCTGTATAAAACTGCGAACGGGATCTTGATTGTGGCGCTGGAGAACTGGCCGGTTACCGGATCCTCGATCTCGCCGAGCACTCCGGTGCCTTCCACTGTATCCGTGATGGCTTCAAGCTCTGGAAGCTCCACCTCGCCGGATACTCCGACGAGGGCATTGGCGCCGTTATAAATGTTGAAGTGGTTCAATACTTCAGGAATAATGCTTGCCATAATTAGTTACCTCCTACTGCTGCTGCCAGCGTGTCTGTATCGTAGTCGATGATGTCCACGATTTCCTGCGCTGGTGTGTACGGTGCAATGTGCTGTCTGAACTTCATCGTTCCGGCCAGGATGGCAGTCTTTGGATTGTCATCTGACTTGTATTCGATGGAAGCTCCGGCCCAGTATTTAGGTGCGTATGCGCTGCAGCGGATGTTCTCGCTGTCTACTACGCTCTGAACCAGGACGTTGTTCATCGGATCGTCGACTTCATCGAAGTATGTCTGAATGAAGTTATTTCCCTGCCAGCTGAACATGCGGCGAACTGCGAACCAGATGTCTTTTGCGTCTGAGCTCGCTGGATACGCTCCGGTGTAGTTACCCCATAAGCGATAGCCGTTCTGGTTGATCGCTGTGGTTACGCCGTAGCCATTGACCGTGTTTGCCTGGTCCTGGTCGAGATATACTTCCGTTCCATCTTCGAGGCACTGGCCGCCGACTCCGAGTAAATGGTTGGACGGTGACTGGTTCGGTACGTCCTCGTTATCTGATGCCATGTACTGGATCATGGCGCCTGCCACTGCAGATTTTGCGAGAATGTACTCGCCGACTCTGTCGCATGGCCAGAGCGGATAGCAGAATGGGCTTGTGTATCCGGATTCCTCTTTCACGCTCTTGGTGTCTGTGTATTTCTTTGCCTTGGCTGTATCAAGGTCAAGAAGTGCCATTGCGCTGTATACGCCATTGATCTTGGCTGCCTTGGCTGCAAGTGCAAGACCTACCTCCGGAATCTGTGACCAGCCTGGTGCGAGAATGAGTCCCGGAACGATGCCGAGTCTTGGGTATACCTGTCTAATGACCTGCGCTCCTGTCTCAGCTCCTGTGGATGGATCCACAGCTCCGATGACGTCCTCTTTCGTAACCTTGGACGGATCGATGACTTTTCCGCTTACCTTGATGGCTGTTGCTGCTGCGCCTTTTCCGCCTGCGAGCATTGTGATTGTGAGGAATCCAGTTGTACTGTCAAATGCAGCGCTGTAATCCTCGCCAGCCTTGAGCTCTGTATCGCCGGTTGAATTCTTGACGGTGAGCCCTTCGAGGATGATGCCTTCTTTCTCGATCACTGCCTGCTTCTGGTTTACCTGGTACTCTGCCTCTGCGAGTTCCTTGTTGTGCTTTGCCGGATCCAGGACGTTGATGTAAACGACCGGACTAACCTGGAACAGGTTTGATGTTGCGAACATCGTCTGGCAAAGTGTGAAATTCTTAAAGTCTACGGAATATCCGAGTGCTGCCATGGCTTCAGTTCCTGAATTCGCAAGAATTGGAACGTTCACGGCTTCGCTTGGATTCTCGGCCATATTGACCGGAGCTGTTCCGACGACTACCTGGACGGAGCTGTTGCCGGTCTTTGGTACCTGAACGGCTGTAGCTTCTTCCTGGATATAAACTCCATGTCTGATGCTCATTAGTTCTTACCTCCTCTTTCAAGTTTGAATTTCTGCGCTTCTGCGTAAGCGCTGTATACGTATCCTCTCTTTTCTCTGATCATTCTCTCGGCCTCGCCGTATTCTCTGATCGGAATGAAAAGGTTCAGGATCATTGGTGCATCCGCTTTGGCCGCTTTCGCTGCCTCCGGGATTGTCGTGTAGACTGTGCCGGTGATGGCGATTCCGCTGATTGTTGGTCCTACGTAGAGGACTGCTTCAGTCTTTGCCTCCGTCACTGCCTGTGTCTTTTTTGCCGGTGCTTTTGTCTCCGGCGCCTTTACTGATTCGCTCATGACCAGTCATCGCTCCTTCCTATTTTTGGTACGTAGAATTTGATATCTATGGCTCCGAAGTAAAACGGATACGTGTCCTCATCCTGAAGCGCAAAGCTCACATTCTGGTTCGCTCTGAATTTACTATCCAGGAGCGGTCTTTCCAGGAACCGGTTTGTGATCTTTGTGATCATCTCCAGGATGGTTCTGTGTCCGTTCGTTTCTTTGTCGTAGTCACAAATTCCGAATAATACCGTGGTTCCGACGAGCCATGGCTCATCGTCCGTCGGTGTGTTGCCTTCTTCGATTCTCACGATGAAGTAAGGGAAGAACTGCGACTGGTCTTCCTCATCGTCTGTGATCTCCGGCAGTCTCTGTTCGTAGCCTTTTACTCCGACCACGTCCTCTCCTGCAGCATTTTTCAGCTGCATCTGCGCCAGGAGTTCCTCGATTTCGGCGATTAGCGATTTCTGAAGGTCCCATGGTGTCATTGTCTTCCTCCTACTTTGTGAGTAATTCTATTTGCTGCTCCACGTAATGCTGCAGGTTCCGGTCGATGGATGGTTTCACGACTCCGTATACCTTTTCCTCGTTACCGATCATTTTCGGGATTGAGTTGGAGCTCAGCTTCTTAATTGGCAGCCTGGCGGTGCTTCGTCTCTGATAGATCTGACCGTTTGGTCCTTTAAAGGCTTTAATATTGCCGTATATAAGCTGCTTCAGGCCGCTGCCTTTGATGATGTTTGCTTTCGCTCCGGTTTTCTTCGGCGCAGTCGTGTGAAACTTAGTGATTGAGAGCGGCTTGCCTTGTGAATGGATCACCGCTTCCAGTCTTCCTGCGGACGCTTTCCGGATCGTCATGTCCTTCTTAAAGCCTCCGGATTTTACCGTGTAGGTCGCCTGCGCTTTATTTGCGAGATCTACTCTCGCTGTGACTGCTACTTTATTCAGGGCCCGCGATATTACCGTTGGCGCTTTTCGGCTCATTTCTCCGAGCTTCGCCTGCACTTCCTCCAGCATCTGTTCGTCTACCTGGTATTCGATCATGCTCTGTTCGCCTCCAGTGTGATTGAATAGATACCGTCCTCTGAAATAGCATCAGCCACCTTGTATGGCTTCTTGTCGAATTGGATCAGGGATCCCTGTTTCGGCATTGGACCATAGTCGGTGGCTGCTACGTAGATCAGTTTTTGGTTTTTATAAATTCCATCCATGTGCTGGTTGAATCTCTTTTCACGCTCGATCTGTTCGTTGGAGTCTACCTGAACCGGCATCATCTTTCCATTGAGATCATGCATGTCCGAGAACTCATCCGCGTTCATGAATGTGTCGTGCACGTCCGACGCGATTACGTCTTTGAAACTCATTTTTTTCGGCTCCGGGTTGGTTTCTTTACCGGATCAGTGGCTCTTTCGATGCTCTTTGGGATTCTTCCAGCGAGGTCATCTTCGTTGCCACTATTGCTGATTCCGATCTGTCCTGGCTGAGCTGTCAGCATCTGCGCTCTTGGAGCCGGTGCCTCTGGCTCATCCTCTACCAGGGTGGCGGTTCCGGCATCCAGCCAGGTCTGCTTCATCTCTGAATCAGGAAGCTCATCTCCGACCTCATACTGACGTGCTCCGTATAAGATCGGATAAACTGCCACGAGCTTCATTTAGGCGTTGATCTTAATTGATACGACCGCGTCCGCTGCGGCTGCGTCTGCGATAGCGTAGCCTGCGAGGATGTTGGACTCGGCTGTTGCGGTGATCACTCCGTTTGTGTTGTCCCAGTAAACATCGGCGCCTGCAGTGATTGCCTCGCTTGCCTTCTTTGGGAAGCTGTAAACGCCTACCACATTGACGCTGTATTTCTGTCCCGGTGCTGCTTCCATCGCTACGACTCCGATTCTCTTACCGATAGCCTGGATGGTATTGGCCGGGATGGTTTTTGCTGTGTCATTGATGCGATCGATAGTCTCGCCTCTCTGCCAGAATGTTGCTGTTGCCATGATTTATTCCTCCTTCCTCTTAGACGAGCTTCAGCTTCGTGTCGACCTTGATTCCTGGGTTCTTTACGGCTCCACGGTAGTCCATTACGGAGATACCCCAGTCGAGGTAAATATCCCAGATAAATCCAAGCTGTCCAGGAGCTTCCATTCTTCTGATGTTCGGGATCTCCTGACCGTTCAGGTAGTCGACCTCGATGAAGTCTGTGTCTCCAGGATCGCCAATCAGGAACCATGGCATCACGTTTCCAAGGCCGCCGCACAATGCGTTGATTGTCGGATCCTCGACTACCTCGATGCTGTCTCTGTACTGGTAGAGTGGGTTCACTGCCTGGGTGTTGTCGCTTGTGTTAATTGTCGGACTGAAGAAGAGCGTGTACATGTCGAACTTCATTCCTGAAGGTACGACGATGGTTGCCGGATTGATGATGATGCTCTCTCCGAACTGATCCTTCTGGTTTGCCAGTGCCATGATCATGGTCTGCATTGCTTCCTGTGTTACTCCGGTACCGGATGCGAGGAGGTTCTTGTGCTCCTTGCCAAAGAGTGCAGCTCCGTCGTAAATATTGGAGTTGTTGATCAGGATCTGGTATACCTGCTTGTTGATGGTCTTTCTGGCTGCGGCTGCATATCTCGCCGGGAGGCTTGTCACGAGACCGATGTCGTCATCGATGAATGCCTTTCTGGAAAGAGTGAACTGGCGGCCGTAAGTCTTCAGCTGTCTCTGAGGGAGCTTGTCATCTTTGAAGATGTCATGCTTGAGCTCTCCGTTCTCCGGTACCTCGTAGAACTCGCCGACTGGTCCAGCTACGTAGTAGTTGTCATGCTTCTTGAAGTCCTTCAGGGATCCCTTCTTTGTGAACTTATCAAAGGTCACGGCTACCTTGCGGTATCCTTCCTTGTATGCCTTCTCGATTGTCTGATCGAGGATTGCTGGGAAGGATGCCTCTGGATTGTAGAAACCTCTGGCCATCATTGTGTAAAGCTCATCAGAGCTTCTACGGTTCAGATTGCTCTCGCTGGATCCGTCTCTCTGCAGACACTCGATGGCGAGGTCTCTGATTGACATTCCCATGAGGCTTCTAGCGCCATCTTCCGGACGCTCTAATGTCATGCCGCTTCTCATGAGGAGGGAATCAGCAGCGGCACGTCTGAACTTATCCTCCTGTGTATCTGTTACCTGGATGCCGGTCGCTACTGGTGAGTGCTGGCTTCTCAAGTGCTCAAGGACTGCGGCTCTTACCTGTTCCTCGGTAGATCCGTTGTCGATGTAAGATCTGGCCTCAAGACCGAACTCTGTACAGAGGTCCTCAATGCTGCGGATTCTCTGTCTTTCTGCCTCGATGGCTC